GTACGAAGGCATGGCTCCACAGATGGAGGTTGAGACGAACAGGATCGTGGACAGCAGGATCGAGACGCGCCGACCGTAGATGTCCGCAAGCCAGCCCCAGAGGAACGAGCCAACTGTGGTTCCGGTCAAAGCAACGAACGGCAGCAGCGCCACGGTTGATTTCGCGAGGCCATACTCGCCACGCATGCCAGGGAGCACGAAGCCGAGCGTTGCTGGCTTCATCGTGTCGATGATAAGACCGAGGGTAAGCACCAGCAGTACGGCGGCATGCGAACGTGTCAGAGGGGTGTCATCGGGCGCTTCGAAGGCAGCGCCAGCACCTGCAAGGTAGTCAGGCCGCCTCTTCGGAAGCGCGCCAAAGATCGCAGCTGGCACGCCGATGCCGATCAGCGCCATGCCAAGGTACATCCACCCGTCCATGGGCATTCCAGACAGGTGATTGCCCATCGTATGCGCCATGGCCAGCATCGGCAAGTGAAGGGCGACCCCAACACTGATCGCCGCACAGCCTGCCCAGAAGAGCGGCCAGCGCTCTCCGACAACCGAGTTTCCGCGGCTGCTACTGCCGTTCGCCATGCATTTATCCCCACCAGTAGCAGCGGCATACGCCGCGTGACTTGCCTGCTGCAAGCAAAGCCCCCGCTCCGGGCACGGATGCGCCTCATGGCTTACCGAATGGCTGCTTTCAGGCTCCTGGATCACCAACACGAGCGTCCGGCTCTGGGCGGAAGCCGTCAGGCGGCTTCGAGCGATAGCGTGCTGGTCAGGCCGCCGTTGCCGTCAAGTATGTGTGTCGCCTCCGCGATCAGCCATGATGCGACGTCGATCTCGCTCTTGAACCCCGACACCTTCAGCCGTTGTTCCGGGTGGAGATCCGGACGGCCGAGCGCCGGGGCGAGGGTGAGCTTGCGCGGCGCGCGCGTCGATCGACCCAGCTCGGCCGCTGCCGCATTCTTCGCGGCATCCTCGCTGGCATAGACCTTGGCCAGCTTGTGCGTCTTGCCGCTCTTGCCGGCGGTGACGGAGCGCTTTTTCGCGCTGGCGCGATCATGCCAGTCCGCGGTGATCCCGGTCGCCTCGTCACGCTTCTCCACCGTATAGCTGTGCTGGTCGCCATCCTGCCGGCGGAAGATACCGGTCGGGATCTGGCGTCCCGACGCGGTGACGCCGGCACCGATGGCTGCGAAGATCAGCCGCCCGGCCTTGATCGTCGCGACCGCGTCATGTTCGCGGCCGAGGCGCTTGAGCAGCGCGAGATCGCCCTCGCGGCTTTGCGCGAGGAAGGGGATGGCGATCGACGCCAGCGCCGGCGCGATATGCGGCTCGAGCGCCTGGCGCTTGGCGATCTCGGTCACGATCGCGCCGAGCGTGGTGGCGCGCCAGCTCTGTTCGCGCCGCGCGCGGCCGGCGCTGGTGAAGTCGGCGGCGCGGGCACGGATGGTGATGCGGTCCGGCGGGCCGTCATGCGCGACCTCGTCGACGACGAAGCTGCCCTTGTCGATCAGGCCGACCGTCACCTGACTGCCGCTGGCCCAGCCCAGCGCCACCGACAGGCGCACGCCGACGCGGGGGAGCGCCATGCGCCCGTCGCTGTCATCGATGACGACATCGAGCTGATCGGCCTCGTCGCCGCGCTTCTCGGTCAAAGTGAGCGAAACGAGGCGCGGCGCGATGCGGGCGGTCAGGTCGGTTCCGTCCAGCCTGACGCGGAAGGCGGCGACATTGGCGACGAACGACGTCTGCGCCATCAGAACAGGCCCCAGCCGGTGAAGCCGAGCGGCGCCGCGCTGCCGGCGGCGGCGGCATCGTCGACGCGGCGCAGATCGATGCCGAAATCAATCTGGCGCGCCGTGCCGTCCGCAAAGAATTCGCGGTGGCGATCGTCGATGCCGACAATGACGAACGCGCCATAGGCGCGCCCCATGCCGTCGATCATCGACCATGCCTGCCCGCTCGCCCCCATGTCGCGGAGCTGGTCGAGCGAGGCCTGTCCGTCCTGCAGCTCGGCCATGGCGGATCCGCTCAACGAAATCGTCTCGTCGCCCACCCCGAGAAATTGCGACGCGTCGCGCGCGCCGACGCGCGCCTGCTGCGCGTGGCGATAGTCGGTGCGGCGCTGCAGCTCCTGATACGCAAGCGTCGGGAGGGAGAAGAGGAACAGGCCGAGCGACATCATCATGGCAGGCTATCCGTCGTAGGAATCGGAAAAGGACGATCGCTGGCGCGCCTGATCCTCGCGCCGCAGCCGGTTGACCTCGTCGCGCACCATGCGCGCCAGATCCGGCGCGCTCTGGCCCGGCTGCTGGTGGATATGGATCTCGATCGGGCCGAGCTGCGTCGGCGACGCGGCGGCGCGCGCGGCCGATGCGGATCCCGACCGCGGCGCTGGCCCGGCCGCCGCCGGCACCGCCGCAGCGATCGAGACGGCGGTGGCGATCTGGCGGCCGAGGTCTTCGACCCGCGCGATCGGCGAGCCGGCGGCGGTCGCCTTGGGCATCGCATCGGTCAGCCGCCGCGCCATGCGATCAATGCTGCGCACCGGCCCGCCGGCGCTGCCGTCGATTCCGTCGCGCAGGCCCGTCATCATGAAGCCGCCGAAGCCTGCGAAGACGCGGGACGGCGAGTGAATGCCGAGTTTCTGTTTGAACCATGTCGCGGCCGAGGACGCCGCGCCGACGATCGTCGCCTTGAGCTGGCCCAACATGCCGGTGATCCCGCCGATCAGTCCGAGGATCAGATTGCGGCCGATGCCGGCGAGCTGCCCGACCAGCGTGCCACCAAGCCAGTTTGTCAGATCGTTGAAGGTCGCCCGGATGCTGGTGCCGATCCCGGTGAAGAAGCCGGAGATCGCGCCCCAATTCGCATAGATCGCATAGGCCGCCGCGCCGAGCGCGAGGATGCCCGCGACGACGCCGGCGGCGATGCCGATCACCGGCAGCAGCCCGACGCCAAGCGCCGTCGCGACGAAAGAGAGGGCTGCGAACGGCGCCATCATCGCCGCGAGCGTGATGGCCGCGCCGCCGAAGACGAAGAGCAGCCCGGCGACGGCAGCGGCGAGCATGATGACGGCTCTGGCCGCACGCGGATTGCGGTCGGCCCATACGCTGATGCTGTTCGCCAGCGCGGCCGCCCTGGTCATGAGCGACGTCGCCGCCGGCAGCAGCACCGATCCCAAAGTCAGGCCAAGCGCCTTGCTGGCGATCTCGAACCGTTTGGACTGCTCGGCGCCGTCCTTCAGCCTTTCGGCAAAGTCGGTATCGGTGACGCCTTTGGCGTTCATCGCCTCGTCGCGGATCTTGCGAAACTCTCCCAGATTTTCGAGCAACGGACGCAGCGCCGCCTGCACCTGCATATCGCCGAACAGATAGGAGAGTTTCGAGCGGTCGCCCTTCAGCGCCTTATCGGTCAGCTCGGTGATCGCCTCGATCGGCCCCTTGCCGGCGGCTGCCGCCTTTTTCAGCGCGGCGGGCAGGTCGATCCCGAACTTTTTGAACCGGTCATTGGTCTCCTTGCCGCTGATCTTGTTGAGCAGGTTCAGCAGGTTGTTGCCCGCCGTCTCCGCGTCGCCGGCGCCCTTGCGCGCGATCTGCGCGCCGGCGGCGAGATCCGCGACCGCGCGCGTGCCCTTCTGCCCGAGCGCCTGATAGGCGGCGGTCAGCGCCGGAAACTGGCCCGCCATATCCTTGATCTCGAACGCGCCCGCCTTGCCGGCCGACGCCATGATGTCGATCACCTTCGCGGTCTGCCCGATCGGCACTTTGAGATTGTCGTTGGCAGCGAAGGCGGCGGCCGACAGGTCCTTGATTTCCGCCTTGTACGCGGTGGCGGCACGGCCGATCGGCCGCATCATCGCCACCGCCTTGCGCGGATCGAGGCCGAAGCCGGCGAGCGTATCAACGCCTTCCTGCATCGCGGTGGGAAGCTGATTGGCGGCCTTGGCGGCGGCGATCAGGCCGAGGCCCATCTTGCGTGCTTCCTCGCGCGTGAGGTTCGCCTTTTGCGCGATGTCGGTCATGACCGACTGATATTCCATCGCGCCCTTCACCGCGCCGCCGAGCGGTGCCGCGACCGCCATGCCGGCGCCGACGCCGGCGGCGCCCGACGCCAGTGCGCCCGTGGCCATCCCCATATTGCGGCCGAAGCCGGCACGCGCCGCCGACAGGCGGCGGGTCCGGTCGTTGAGCTGCTGCATGCGGCGGCCCTGCTCGGACAGCGCCTGATTGGTGCGGCCGGCTTCCTGCCGCAGCGCGCGTTCGTGGCGGACCAGATCGGTGGTGGCGATGCCGGCGGCGCGCAGCCGCTCGCGCAGCTCGCCGAGGCGCGTGCTGTTCGCCTGATATTGGGTCTCGAGTCCGGCGGCCTCGCGCTTCGCGCGGTTGAATTCGGTGCGCAATTTCCGGCCGGGGGTTTCGGTTTCCGCCAGCGCGCGGCCGAGCGCGGTGACGCGGGCGCGGGCGGCGTCCAGCTCGACGCCGGCCGCCTTCATCCCGCCCTTGAGATCCCGGAAGGCGCCGATATCCTTCTGCGCGCGGTCGATATCCTTGAGACGATCGCGCATCGCCTTGAGCGAGGCGGCTGCCTTGGTGGATCCGCCGGCAAGATCGCGTAATGGGCGGGTGAACCGGTCCGACGCTTCGAGCAGCATGCGGATCCGCAGGTTGCGATCGGCCATGGCGGATCCTTAATCTGGATTATGCCGGGCGATGGCGCGACCGCGCCACTGCATCAGCTCGGGCAGGCTCATCTGGTCCATGACGGCGGGGGGCCAGTGGAAGACGATGGCGAGATCCGCCATCGGCTCCTCTACGCGTTCGGGAAGTCCGCCTTCGCGGCCTTCGGCAGCAAAAAATCGATCACCTCGCTGCCGAACTGCATCAGGTCGGCCGGATCCATCGCCGCGACATGCGCCTTGTGCAGGACGGGCGAGGTGATGCGCGGCGCGATCGTCTCGAGCGACGCATAGTCGCCCTGCCCGAGCGCGACGAGGGTGAGGCCGCGCAGCTCGCCCGAGCCCGGCTTGCGCACGGTGATCGTCGTGCCGGCCGGGTGGACGACGCTCTCGGCGACCTTGATGTGATAGTCGAGGGTGAAGCTCGCGATCGTTGCGGTCATGTTCGAGGCCTTCTGTACGGTGCAGGGGGATCAGAGGCCGAGCGCGGCGCGGCGCGCGGCGAGCAGGTCGACGCCGTTGACGATCTCGACCATGTTGATGGGGTCACTCTCGACCACCGTTTCGCCGTTCCAGAGCATCTTGTAATAGGACAGGGCGAGCTTGGTCTTCTGCTCGGTTTTTTCGCCCGGCTTCTGTTCGCCCGGATCCAGCTCTTCAGTGCGACCCCGCACGACATGCTCGACCGTGTCGATCGTCCCCTGCTCGTCATTCTGGTAGGTGCCGACCAGGCGCAGCATCTGGCCCGAGATGGTGCCGCCATATTGCTCATACAGGTCACGCATGGGGCTGGCGGTGACGATCTCGCATTCGAGTGCCTCGCCGCCCATGTCGAGCTTGACCGGCCGGTCCATGCCGCCGCTGCGATGCTCCTCCAGTTTCCGGACCAGCTTCGGCGGGGTGAACGCCATCGCCTCGCCGACATAGGCGTTGCCGGCGTTGAAAATCATGATGTCTTTGATGTTGCGCGGGAAGGCCATTGGCGGGGTTCCTGTCGGTCAGATCGGGCGGGCGGTGCGGGCGGCGGCGGTCAGGCGGCGTTGGCGGTGACGCCCGCGGCGAAATCGGCAAAATAGCGATCGGTGATGCGCTGGATCAGCGTCAGCGCCTCGAGCGGCGGCGTCGGGGTGTAATCATAGTCGATCGTCACCTTGCCGGCGGCGAGCGTGGCCGTCGTGTTCTTCGCCGCGTCGAACCAGGCGCGCCCGTCGATGATCAGCCCGGCCGTCTTCAGCTTGCGCATCTCGGCGTTGATCTCCTCGACGATGTCGCGGACGAGGCTGGGGCGCAGCGGTCGGTCGATAGCCCAGGTCAGGCCGTTCGCGATCGTGTCCTGCAGCACCTGTGCGGTGCGGACGGCGGATTCGAACGCGAACAGCGGATCGGCCGAGCAGGTCCGCGATCCCCAGATCCGGAAGCCACCGCCGGTGCGGACGATCGTCGCGACCTGCTGCGCGTTGAGCAGGTTGGCCTCGCAATTCGGATCCTGAATATCGAACTGGATATCCTTGGTGGTGCCCAGCACGCCGAGGACCGGAACGTTGCTGATGGTCTTGTTCCAGCCCTGCTCGGCATCGATCGCGGCGCGGAGGCCCATGGCGCGGGCGGTGACATAGCTGGTCACATTGGCGCCGGCGGCAGTATCGAAGGCGACGAAGTCCGGCGTCAGCAGCATCAGCTCGCGCGAGGCGAAGTTGCTGCGATAGGTGATCGCGGCGGCGATGTCGGTGCCGATCGCGGCGGCATAGACCATGGCGCGGAGCTTCTTGGCGACGACGGTCAGCGCGGTGGTGACGGGCAACGTGTCGAGCCCCGGCGCGCCGAGGATGCGCGGCTTGATGCCGAGCCGTCCCTCGGCCGCCAGCAGCGCCTGCATGCCGGTCTTCAGCCCTTGCGCGGTCGTCGTGCCGATCACGGCGGCATTCGTCGCGGCGGCATCGGCGCCGGGCGCGACGCGGATCACGATCAGCACCGGGCGCGCCTGATCGGCGATGGCGCGCAGCGCGCCGTGCAGCGTGCCGGTGACGCCGGCCTTGCCGATCGCGGCGTCCAGGTCGGTGATCAGGACCGGCGTATCCAGCGGAAAGATGGTAGCGTCGGCATCGGGGGCGGTCGCCAGCAGGCCGATGACCGCGGTGGCGACGGTGACGAGGTTGCGCTGCGCCGCGCTGGTCTCGGAGACGGAAATGCCATGCGCATAGGCCATGCGGGATCCTTTCAGGCGATCAAACGGGCGGTGTAGGGGATGTCGAGCCGGACGCGGGCGCGCGGCAGGACATCGAGCCGCTGCGCGTCGATCGCGAGGATGAAGGCGCCGGGCGCCGCGCCGGCAACCAGCGTCACCGCCAGCAGCCGCAGGCGCGGTTCCCATTTGAGCAGCGCCATGGCGGTGGCGGCATAGACGCGCAGCCGCAGCGAGGGCGTCACCGGCCGGTCGATCAGGTCCGGGATGGCGGAGCCATAGTCGCGCAGGCAGAGGCGCGAGCCGATCGGCGTGAACAAGATGTCCGCGACCGACTGGCGCAGATGGTCGACGCCGGCGAGCGCCTTGCCGGTGCGGGCATCCATGCCGTTCATGGCAGCGGGGCCAGCGACTTGCCGCCGCCGGGCTGGACGCCGGGATGGATATGATCTTTGAGGCTGATCCCCGCGCCGGTAACGTCGCCCTGGGCGACCGCCTTGCCGCCGATCGCGACATCGTCGCTGGTGGTGAGCGTGCCGACGATCTCGACCGGGCCGACCAGCCTGATGCCGGCGGGCGCGTCGAGCTCGGCACGGCCGCCGGCGGGCAGCTTCGCGACCAGTAAATGGGCCGCCGCGTCATAGCGGATCTCGGCGCCGTCAACGAAGCGCAGCAGGTCGACCTTGTCGGCCGCGGACGGCGCGGGGTTGGCGTCGGACGTCATGCCGGCGAGGAAGACGCCGGCGGCGGTATCGCCTTCCGGGCACAGCAGCAGGCCCTGCTCGCCGATCGCGGGCGGCGACCAGCATTTCGTCCCGCCCGCGCGGAAGGCAAGCCACGGCACATCGTCGGTCAGCAGATCGCCGATCCGGACGGTGCAGGTCGCGCTGGCGCGGTCGACGGACGCGACGCTGCCGACGCGGATGACATCGCCGATCAGGCGCGCAAAGTCAGCAGGATCATGCATGGCCGCGACCATGGCGCGGACATCGCGGCAGCGCGCGCGACCGCTAGGGTAGAGACGCACTCTACCCTAGTTGCCCGCAATCCGGAGGCCCTGCCGGAACGATCCCCAACCGCCGTGCCGCCAGCACATGGCCAAATCCCTGGATCATGGTCGGTCCCGTTCGGCCGCCCTTATCGCCGAACGATCCGTCCGCGACGCCGCCGAAATCATGGACGCTTATGACCGAAGGATTCTGACGTTCCGAAACGGGACCGCTAAAAGCATTTACGTGCCGATAATTGTTATTATGAATGCAGCATTGATATTGGGGGGAAATTTTATGAATAAGCTCGGCCTTCTGGCGTCCGCGACCGTTGCGCTGGCAAGCGCCAGCGCCCCCGCAAACGCCAGTATCTGGGAAGCCAGCATCTATCGCTCGTCGAGCGCCTATTTCAATTCGGGGCTCAACGAACTCACCATTCGCGAGACGAAGCCGGGATCGACGGTCCAAATCACCGGATCCTATAGCGATCCGGCGTTTTTCGGAGCGTTCGCTACAGTCGATAATGGCGTCGCCAAGGCATCATCCCAGATAGGGACAAGCCTGCTCAATCCGCCCAAAGATATCCAATATCTAACCTCCACCGCCTCCGCCAGCAGCAAGGTGGAACTGCTGGCGCAGGGTTCGGCATCGTTGTTCGCCAATGCCTATATCCATCATCTGGTGCAGATCAGTGCCATGGCCAGCCAGAGCGAGATAGAAAGCGCGTTTGAACCGTGGAAATTGGCCGGGGATGCGCGGATTGACGTGATTTCCGGTGCAAGCATCAGATTCAGCATCAAGGATATCGAGCGTGGCGATGTGAACACGATCGCCATCGACACGCAGATGTCCGCTCAGTATTTTGCCTCGCGCAACCAGCACGGCAACCTTACCTATTTCGATTATGCAAATGGTGAAACAAGTGCAAAGCTTTTCTCATCGCAGAATGGCGTGACCGATCTTGACGGGTACACCAAGGACTTTACCAGAAAGCCGCTGCCGACAATTGAAGATGCGAAAAATTATTCGCTCATGACGGACTTCCGCGATGGCGCACGCTATGAAATCGGCATGTCGGTGTCCTGCTCCACCTTCATGTACGGCAACAATTCCGGCCTGTTGAGCGCGGTTCCGTCGCTTGGGGGAACATGCCAGGCAGACCGATCCATGTACTGGAACGGCCTGACGGACGTGGTCGGCAACCGGGATATCGGGTTTAGCCTGATCGATGAAGAAACGGGCCTGGATTACGCGTTCGGCAATCCGAACTCGCCGGAGCGGCTGACGACGGACATGGGGGGTGGCTGGTCGCCCGTGGTTGCACCGGTGCCGGAACCGGCAAGCTGGGCCATGATGCTGCTGGGCTTCAGTCTGATTGGCGGAACCATTCGCTATGGCCGCCGGACTACGACGACCCTGCCGTCCGGAGTCGTGTCGCATTGAGGCATGCGGCCGCCGGCCCATCGGCCGACGGCCTGATCCCATCCCCGAAACCGGTCACGTCCCCCTGATCGCCCGCAGCCATACGGCTTCGGGGGGATGGTCGCCGCCGGGCAGGATATCGCAGGCGCAACTGTGCGCCTGTGGGGTCGGCCGCTACAAGACCATGGGGCCAACCCGCATCGGCACCTGGTCGACCGCGGCTTCGAGCTGATCGCCGAGGATGCCGATCAGCGCGGCAAGGTCGCCGCGCGACACGGGGACTTCATCGCACCACCCCGCCTGCCTTCCGTCATGCACCAGCTCGGCGACGGCGCGGATCGCGTCGCGGACGGTGACGATGCGGCTATGCGCATCCTCCGCCATCCTTGCAGGAGCCGCGCTGTCGGCCAAAGCGGGCGGCGGTTGGACGGCGCCCATCAGTGCAGCACGGCATCGGCAGCGGCCGGGCTCACCGTGCGGACGACCGCCTCGGCGTCGGCCAACTGATCGGCCAGCCTTTGCCATTCGCGGGCGAGCTGGTCGCGGACGGCGGTGGCGACCGCGCATTTGACGGTGCAGACGCGGCAGCCGACTGCGCAACCGGGCGTGGTGCGCAACAGATCGCCGGGCTGAAACCGGGGCATGGGTGTGGTAGGGCTGCGTTCAGCTTGGGCCATCGGGTTTCTTCCGTGGTTCGGGTTAGGCCCGGTGCGAGGTTGCCGCCTTGCATCGGGTCGCCCTTTATTCGTATCAGTAAATCGTGATGTCAATATCTGGTACGAGAAAACGCGGCCGGCCTCGGGTCGACGCGACGCAAGTGTCGGTGCGGATGCCCCCCGACGAACTGGCAGCGCTGGACGCGTGGATCGCAGACCAGCCCGACCACCCTTCCCGCCCCGAAGCGCTGCGCCGGCTGGCGCGTAAAGGGCTGATGGCATGAGCGTCGACAGGACGTCGACCGAGCTGCTGCTCGGCCTGATGAATGGCGACTTTCTGGTGTTCGGCATGACCTCGGTGGCCGGGATCGCGGCGGCGAAGGTGATCTTCCAGTCATGGGAGGATTGGCGGGCAAGGCAGAAACGCGACCGCGACACCCCGCTGATCCCCGAAAAGGCCGCCGATGACGAAGGCATTCGCCGGCGGCGGGCGGCGAAGCGCTGGAACGAGCGACTCAAAATCCTCACCGCATTCCTGAACACGATCGGCGCCGCGAGTTTCCTCGCGATCGTCGTCGTTCCGCTCGTTCAATTAGGCGCCCCTAAGGTATCCGTGATACAGACATTGATCGGTATCGGGATCGCGTTCGGCATGCACGGCGTTGCGCAGATGATCCTGTCCGCCTGGAAATCGGAGGAGTAGACATGGACGATAAGATTATCGCGGTCATCGCCTCGGCCCTGTTCCTGACGTCGAGCCTCACGATGCTGGTCGTGCAGAGGCGTTCGCGTGCGTTCGATCGCAAATATCATCTCGACGGCAAATAAGCTGGCCTTCTAGGCCGGCCAGCCATCCTCGATCTCGACGTCCGTGCCGGTGGCGATCCGGTCCTTCAGCGTCCAGCTATGGGCAAGCAGTGCGCGGCCCCAGGCGGCCATGGCGAGCAATATGTCGCGCCCTTCCAGATAGCTGACCGTGATCGTCGCATTGGCGGCGGTGCGGAAGCTGGCGTCGATCACGTCGCCATGTCCCTCCGCCACGGCGGCGCTGTAGCTGATCAGGCTGGTGAGCCAGTTGGCCTTGTCGTCGGCGTCGCGCATCTGCAAACGCTGCCCGGCGAAGGCCGGCAGGGTCGGCGCATAGCCGGCGAGCAGGGCGCGCTGCAGCCAGGCCTCGACGGCCGCGAGCCGGGCGGCGCGCAGCTCGGCGGCGCGGTCGGGCCGTTCCGCCGGCGTGATCGGGGTCACCACCCATTTGCCCGCAACCCATGTCACGGTCGCGGTCGCGGAATCGACGTCGGGCCGGGGCGGCGCTTCGATCCAGCCGCAGGCTTGGCGGCCGGCGGCGTTGTTCGCCAGATCGGACCACATATTCTGATCCGCATCCTGATCGAAATAGGGCAGCGGTTGCGGTTCGCCGCCAGCGCGCATGTAGAGCGTCATCCGAAGAACTCCAGAAAGGCATAGCCGTCGCCGCCGGGGCCGCCGGGTCCAGCCTCCAGATTGCTGTACTGGCCATAGCCGCCCGATCCGAAGCGCCCCGGCTCGGGCGCGGCGGCACTGCGACCATAGGCGCCGCCACCAACAATGCTTTGCCCGGCGGCACCCGAGAAGCTGCCATAGCCGACGAGCGGGTCGACGCCGTCATCGCCCGCCCCGCCCGCCGCCGTGCCACCCGCCGAGCTTTGTCCGGCCGCGCCGGGCAACGCGACATAGCCCAACATCGCCGATGCCCCCGACGAGCGCGCCGGCGGCTTGTTCGCCCCGCCATTGCTGCCGCCCGCTCCGACCGTCAGCGCGATATCGCCGGCGCGGATCCGCAGTATGCGGCGCTGGACCGCGCCTTCGCCACCACCGGACGCGCCTGCACCATTGTGGATTCCGCCCGCGCCGCCGCCGCCGCGCAATTCCATCCGCAGCCAGCGAGCGCCGGCGGGCGGCGTCACGACATAGTCACCGGCGACGATATATTTGGCGGCCCCCAGTGGCTTCAGTCCGGACGCGACCGGGCTGGCGGGGTTGCCGACTCGGCCCGCCATCAGACGGCGCGCTTCGCTGCGGTGTAGCTGGCGTCGACATAGCCAGCGCCCGAGCGATCCCACAGCTCATAGCCGGCCGGCAACAGCAGGTCGGTCTCGACGTCATACGGGGCTGCGTTCAGGTCGACCATATGGCCGCGCGCCCGGTAGGCGGCGTTGCTGCCGTCCGCCTTGCGCAGGCGCAGATCGAACGCGTCGTTGCCGCCGCCATTGTTGCAGATCCGGACGCGGACGCGCCATTCCTGCCCGGCCGGCACCGGCCCGAAGGCGCGGGCCAGCACGGTGGACGCTGTGTGATTGAAGGGTTCGACGGTCGCGGCGGTCATCGGATCATGCTCCTGCGAAGAACCATGCGTCGACCGCTTGCGCGTCGAGCTGGTCGCGGATCGTGCGGATATCGATGTTGATCAGCTCGATCTGCCCGTCGAGATGCCTGGAGATGTCGTCGAACTGCAGCTTGAACGCGGCGAGGATCTCGGCCTTCATGATCGCGATCGCGTTGTCGACCACCCATTGATCGTGGACGTCCTTGATCTCGGCCGCGAGCCTGTTGGCCTTCTCGACCACCGGCTGCAGCGCCGCCGCCAGTCGCGCGAGGCCGACGTCGCGCAGCTCGGCGAGCGCCACCTCATATTCGGGCTTCAGCGCCAGCGCCTGCCGCAATGCCGCGACGATATAGTCCATCGCCCGGTTCATCCGGGCGGGGGACGCCTCGCGGTCCTTCTGGAAATCCAGCTCAAGCGGAAGCGACATCGGTCACCACCTCGGCTGCGATCATCGCGTCGAGGATCTCCTGATTGACGGTGACGTCCTGGCCCGGCTTGTAGTCATAGCCGAGGTGGGGAAAGACGCGGGCGAGACCAACCTTGTAAAGGCCCGACGGCGAAACCTTGTATTTCGTGACCATGTTGGGATCCTTTAGAGGGCGTAGTCTTTGCGCCAGCCGAAGTGGAAGGTGCGCAGCGCGCTGTCCGTCCCCGCGTCGAACTGGATCTTGTAGGACTGCACCGCCGCGCCGAGGTTGAAGATCCACGTCCGCTCGAGCGAACCGTCTTCCGCGATCATGTCCGTGTACGCCGACGGGTTGACCAGCGTCGCATAGCCGGCACCGGTGCGCAGCCGCGCGGCGACCGAGTGATGCGCCGGGTCGTAATATTCCATGCGGCCGATCACACGGATCTGGCTCGAGCCGGCACCGGGCAGCAGGCGCGGCATCGAGATGTGGACGAGGGTGAGACGGGGGCGCGAAACGCGGACGCGCGAGCCGGTCAGTTTCACCGCCGGCATCACGTCCGGCGTGCCGGTCAGCACCATGCGGAGGGGGACGAGCGGCGGGATATTGCCACCGGCCCCCAGCACCGACTGTTCGGTCCGGGTGAGCGGCGTCCAGTTGCCGCCGACCTGCACCTCATAGGTCAGGTCTGTGGACTTGGGCACGATCGCCTCGGCGAGGATGTCGATCGCGGTCATGCCGCCCGCCAGCGACAGCGGGGCCATGTCGATCACCGCGCGCGAGGCGGTGAACTTCGCCGCGTAGAGCGAGAAGCACAGGTCACGCGCGCCGTCGCCCTGCTGATAGGCGCCGTCCAAGACGTAGAACAAAGTCCCCTGCGGGAAATTGATGCCTTGGGTGGTCGCGACCCAATGATCGGCGGCCGAGACGATCACCAGCGCATAGCGTTTGCCGCCCTCGAGGAAGACGGGCTGGACGGGGATGACCGTCTCGGCGTTCACCGCCAGCTTGTCGCGCGGCACGGTGGTGACGGAGATCACCTTGGCCAGATCGGGCGCGCCGCGATCGGTTTCGCAGATCGCCAGCGTGATGCCGCCGGTCTGGGCCAGCCGCGTAAAGGTCAGGCCGACCGCGTCGAGCCACATATCGTTCGCGTTGAGGAAGGTCTCGGCGATCTGTGCGCCGGGGACCGCATGGTCGACGGTCACATAGTCCCAATAGGGCTCCTGATAGACGTCGACCCACAGGCGGCGGACGCGGACCCAGCCATGCGCCGGGCCGTCCCAATCGACCTTGACGGTCTGGAACAGCTCGCCGCTACGTTCGAACGTCTCCGGAATGTAGCGATCGGTGACCGCGCCCCACCAGCCCGCATTGGTGCAGACGGTGAATTCCTCGCCGTAGCGGGTCCGCGTGCGCGACATCATGCGCTGGACCATTTCATTGGTCTGGTAGCTGTAGGCGGCGATCTGGGTCTCGGCCTGGCGTGGTCCGACCGCCATGCGCAGCTCGCGCGCATAGGCGGGAAACAGCACGTCGCCGGTCACCTTTGCGCGCGGGTTGAGGGCGTCGAAGACGGCGAGCTGGCTTTCCTTCGCATCCTCGTCGGCGAAACGGATTCCTTCCTCGACGCTGGCGCGGAATGACGGGTGGGTCAGATCGGACTCTTCCTTGTCGAGGAAGAAGTCCGCATCGCTGTCGGACGCCGCGACCGGGATCCCGGCCTGTTCCTCGAGCGTGGCCATGCGGGTGAGCAGCCGGCCGAACGCCGCGCTGTTGACGTTGTTGGCGCTGCTGGCCTTCAGCGAGGCGAGATCGGAGCCGAGCGCCACGATCTGGGGACCGGTCTTGGCGCGAAAGTCCTCGAGTGCCGCCGCGCGGCTGGCGAGCGAGGCGACGCTGTCGAGCCGGTTCGCGACCAGCATCTCGATCCCGGCGACGCCGGTCGGGGTCAGCACGATGCGCGCGACGGCGAGGACGCCGGCATCGAGAACGGGGTCGATCGGGTCGGGGCTCTCCTGACCGGACGCGACATTGATGTTGCAGATCCGCGCCAGCTCCATCGCCACGACGCGCGGCTGCGATGCCCCCGTCTCCTCGTTGATCAGGAACTCGCGCGGGCGCGCGTCGGTCTCGGTCTCCTGCCCGAACACCACCAGCAGGACATGCTTTTTTGTGGCGATCGGCAGGCTGGTGGTGAAGTCCTTGACGAAGACGGCGTCGCGCGCGAAGACCTTGCCGCCGGTGTAGAGCCGGCCGGGCTGGACGGTGACTTCGGTGGAGCTGGTGCTGGCGGCGAGGAAGCCCGCAAATTTGCGATCCGACGTGACCGCGTCGCCGACGAGATCGTCCATCGATCCCTGCACGAAATCCTGCAGCTTGTTGTAATCGGCGGGATCATTGTCCATCCCGTCGCGGAAGATAACGCGGCTCTGCATCAAGCGACCTTTCTGATTTCGCCGAAGGTGAAGTCGCCGAATTGCAGCCCTCCACCGAAAAGAACGGGTGCGTGGACGGCGGTGTCGATCAGGACCGTGTCCCGGAAAGCCTTGCTGACGCGGACCGCCTCGATCGCCTGGTCGAGCGGTGCGAGGCTGGCGGCGGCGCGGAAGCCGGCGCCGTGCCATCTGCCCGACCGTCGCACCGCGCGCTGCAGTGGGACCGCGACGCGCAGCTCGGCGGTGAACGGCGCGATCCCGAAGCGCCCCGCGCCGTGGAAGCTGCGCGTGCGCCGGCGTGCGCCCATCCGGTCGGGCGCGTGGAGGGCGACGCGGTCATAGACGAGAAAGGGCGCATGGCTGGCGCGCAGGAAGCGCGCGCGCGACCGGGGGCCGAAGAAGGACCGGGCGGCCGGCGCGGTCCGCGCCTGCAGCACGCGCATCGGGCGGACGTCGACCGGATCGAGCCCCGCCTCGGCCGCGAAGGATCCGGCATCGTCGCCGAGGCGCAGCGTCACGACACCCTTCGCCGCCTGTGTCCGGGTCAGGAAGCCGCCGATCGCGCCCGCCCCGTGCCAGCTCCGGCGCGCGCTGCGTTCGATCAGCAGGCGGATCGACGTCGGATCCGGGGTCTCGTAGCGGATCGGGCGCTCGGCGCCGCGATCATGATAGGTCGCGCGCGTGCCGGTGAGCACGATGCCGCGGTTCGCGCGGAGGAAACCCCGGCCGGCGAAGAAGCGCCCGGCGGGACCGCTGGCGAAGACGCGGTGCTTGGCGATGACGGTGCGGATGAACGGGTAGAGGCGGACCTGCGGGAGCGCGTCCAGCCAGGCGGCGCGCTGCGCGTCCGTCATCGCCGCGTAGAGGAAGCCCGTCGCCGGCGGCCGGATCGCGCGCACCACCTCCGATCCGGTCAGCGCGACATGCGCCTTGATGCCGGCGAGGGTAGTCTTGAGGCTGTGCAGTTTCAGCGCATTGCGGCAGACGTCGCGTTTCTGGGTCTCGGGCCATGCATCGTCCCAAAGGTCGATCGACAGGCCCCAAGCGAGGTGGCCGAGCAGATGCGGCGGGCACGTGTCGGGGTTCCATTGCGCGGCGATCAGGTGCGCCGGCAGCGCCAGGCGCGCGGCGATCGTCGCCTCGAGCGCGGTCTCGAGCGGGGTCCGGTTCGGCGGGAGCAGCGACGCGATCATGCTGCGATCTCGACGCTGACGGTCAGGCCGGTCAGGTAGGGCGCGGCATAGGGGCCGGGCACGATATCGCCGCCATCGACGATCGCCTGTTCTACGCCGCCGACGCTGGCGGCGGATGCGATCATCTGCGCATAGACGGGCTGGCCCACCCGGTGGCGATCGGCGCAATAGCTGCGGATCGCGGTCTCGGCCGTCGCAGACACCACCGCCGGATCGGGACCGCGCCGGATCCGCAACCGCACGGTGCGCGCATAGGGCAGGATCTCGGCCGCGCGGACCGAGACGATATCGGTGAGCTGCGCGCCGTCGTCGCCGGCGAGCGCCTGATAGACCGACTGGACGACGCCAGTCGGGACGGTGCCGTCGCCGTCGCGGCCGAGCAGCACGACGTCGACGCGGCCGGCGGCGCGCTTGATGACGGCGACGTCGCGGACCGAGGGCGCGACGCGCAGCGCGGTCGCGCGGTAGCCGCCGCCGGTCAGCCCGGCCGACGCCAGCGTCTCCGGGGCGAGCTGGATCCGCGTGCGCAGATCCGCGTCGCTTTCAGTGACGGACGGGGCACGGTCGGTGGCCGGGGTGATGACCAGGCGCGTGACACCGTAGAAAGCGCCGAGATGGTCGAGATCGGCACCGGTGGCGAAGGCGAGCAGGACCGCGCGGGCGTTGTCGTTCATGTCACCGCGCAGCAGCAGCTCGCGATAGGCGGAGATTTCGAGCAGCTTGATGACCGGATCGGACGGGACCGTCGCGTCGAAGGCCGGTAGCGCCGCCTGCAGGGCGGCGATCAATGCGGCGCGGATCTGCTCATAGGACAGCGACTGCACCACGGTGGGAGCAGGAAGGCGCGACAGATCGAGCGCGGGGGAGATGATCGCCGGTTGGGACACGCCCCCATGTCGGCCGGGGTGGGGCCGGGGGGCTATAAGCTGCTACGGTAGAGTACGTCTCTACCCGACCGGATCAGGGCGCGAGATGGGCCAGTGCCGCGTCCAGCAGGATTTGGCGATCGGCGTCGGTCGGGCCGAGGATCTCGCGCTTCGCATAGCGGACCTTTGCCTGCCCCTTCGCCGGTGCGTCGGTCCCGCCGTCCTGATGGACGCGGGCGATGCGCGCGGCCGAACCGCTGAAACCGATCCATGCTTCGCTATCGGTCGCGCCGGCCTGCAGATATTTGACCAGGCGGAGTTTCCGAAACATGGCGGCGCGTTTGATCGCGCCCTTGCGGCGCAGGCGTCCTTTGGGTTGCTTCGCCTTGCGGGGCGCGAACTTCGACCCGTCCGGTTGGAGCTGGGCCGCGATCCGGGTCCGCTGACTCTTCTGGACGTCGCGGGCGACGGTGCGCAGCAATTTCCGGCGCTCGGCCGGGGCGACGGCGCGCAGCAGGCCGCCAGCGAGATCCTCGAGCTGGTCGAGCCCGTCGCTCATGGCGCCGGCGGCACGAAGGCCGGATCGGTAGTTTGTGCGATCAGCGCGTCGCGCAGGAAGAGCTGCCACAGCGACGCGCCACAGACGCCGGGGAAACGGTCGGGCTGGGGTGCGTCATTGTCCAGATGCACGACGTCATAGCCGCCGACCGCGCGCGGCGTGATGCGGACACGTTCGGTCAGATCGATGTCGATGCGAATATCAGCGGACTCGTCGTCCTGGATCTCGGTTTCGAAGGTGAAGGGCTGCTGATCATCGCGACGAAGCAGATCGGGCTGCTGCTCGGCGATCCATGCGACGATCGGCACCATGACCGCGTCCACATCGCCCGCATATTCGAGCAGCGTCAGCGTCAGCGTGTAGCGATATTCGAATGAGAGCGACGCGCCGGCGCGCGCGCCGATCGCCCCACGCTCGACCGACATTTGCAACCGGTCGGGATTGTTGGCCAGACCGGGCACGGTCTTGAGCAACAGGCGGCGGAGGCCCTTCGGCTTATTCATCGGAGATCCTCACGCCATAGCCCCAGCCCCGGATGGTCGCGATCGTCAGCCCCTCGGGCAGTCGCCGGCGCAGGTTGGAGATCGCGACCTTGAGCTGTTCCGGGTTCGTATCCTCGCCCGTGCCGACCAGCATTAGTGCGAGGTGCGTCGCGTCGCCGCGCTCCGCCAGCAGGCCGAGGATCGCGATCTGCCGCGGCGTCAGCCTGATCCTGACCCCCCGCCAATAGGCGGCGGGGGGATCGGACTGGACGGTGAGCGCGCCGCGACGGTGCGTGCCGCCGCGCGGCGCGCCGCATTCAGGACAGATCGCGCCGCCCATCAGTTCAGGCCGCCAGCAGCGCGGCCTTTGCCGTCGCCATCCGTGCGCTTTCACGGCGCTGCTTCTGGCGACGCATGTTCCCGTGCGTGCCGTCCGCGACCAGCACGCACTGTGCGACAGCATCGAGCGCATGTTGCTTCGTGACGCGCGGGGTGGTGCTGTGCAGGCGGGCGCGCCACAGGCCACCGCCGAGATCGATCGGCGCGACGCTGTTGCTAAGGCGCAGGAATTCCTGCGTGGCGAGGCCCGGATCGACGACGATCTCTTCCGCGAACAGCGGCTTGAAATCGAGATCGATCGTGTTGGGGCCGGTCGATGCATCCTCGACCGTGGCCAGCTTCACCTTCTGCGCCGGCCCGATGTTGAAGACCTGCGGGTTGGCGGCCGGCGCATATTCGGTCTCGTCGTCGAAATAGCCGGCGATCAGGCCGTCGCCGCCATTGCGCATCCACGACAAATAGCCGTCGCGCGTGGTGGTGCCGTCTGGATCGATCGCGGTTTGCCCAGCGACGCTGGCGAACAGATCGGCGGGCGGAACCTTGTCGGCAGTCGCGGCACCGGCACCGCCCCGCACATAGGGATAGGGGCTGACCGGCCACAGCCGGATCGCCGGATCCTTGGCACGGAAGCTGGCCAGCATCGCCTTCGTCGTGGTGATGATCCCGGTCGCGCCGTTGCGGAAATGCTCCCACAGGATGTCCGTGAACAGGTGCTTGTCGGTATAGCCGAGCAAGGTGCCGACCTCCGCGAGCAGCTCCGCGATCGACTGGCATCCGTTCTTGCCGGTCCCATAAACTGCGGTCGGCCCCGAGCTGGCGCGGAAAAAGGAGGCCATATTCACCGAGCCACCGGCAACCGACGGATCGAGGATGAGCGAGCGTAGCGGGCCGGGCGCGAACGCGCCGTTATAGGTCGCATTCTGATCCTCGTTGCTGTCGCCGCAGCCCAGGACGGACTTGGTGCGCTTGCCGCCGACATGCAGCGCGGCCGTCAGCTTCGGATAATAGGTGATCGTGCCGGTGCCGCTCGGCCGCGCGGTGCCCGAGTGGAACGGCGTCGCCTGCTGCTTGTAGCGGTCGCCCGCCCCATTTGCGAATTCATGGTTCTTGAACAGCGTGCGGATGCTGCCGACCGGTGCATAGTCATAGGTGTCGACGTCATAGACGCCCTTGGCCAGCGGACCGTGACGCACGACGACGATCCCGCCGGCGACTTGCGTAATCGGGTTGCCGTCGACCACCGCGAGGCCGGTCGCAAAGTTGGTGGTGCCGGTGACGGCGGCGGTGCTGACGTTCACCAGCTCGACGCGCAGGATCTGCTTGTCGGCACCGGTATTCTTGACGATCGCGTTTTCGCCCAGCGGGCCGGTATAGGCGCGGTCGATATAGAGCAGATAGCCGAACGGGAGATCCTCGTTCACATAGATGCGCTTCGACCAGTAGCCATATTCATTGCCGGCCGCGACCGCCGCCGAGAAGTTGGTGGGGAAGTCGAGCCCGCCCGAGCCGAACGACAGGGCGGCCTGCGTCACGACGACATGGGCGGTCGCGCCGGACGTCCCGGTGGCGGCGACCGCATAGTCGGTCGTGCCGGGGCCGGACGCGGTCAGGCCGATGACGCCCTTCCACCCGGCGGTTGCGTCGCCGGCGACAACGATGCGGCCGTCGTTCGGCGTGATCGCCGGCGTCACGCCGGCCGGCACGCCGGCGATGTTGAAGACGAGCGTGCCCGCCGCCGCGCCCGCGACGAAGGTCAGCGGGCCGGTGACGGTCAGCGCGGGCGTGGCGGGGGCGGCAATCGTCACGACATGGGTGAACAGCGTGGCATTGCCGGCCGCGTCGGTCGCGCGCAGGTTGGCGGTGAAGGTCGGCTTGCCGGAATTATAGGTCTGGGCCGGCAGGGTCAGCGTGGAACCGGCGAGCGTGAAGCTGTCGCTGTCCGCACCGCTGCGCTTGTCGAAGGTGACGGCCTCATTGGCGGTCAGCGTCACCGTATAGGCGGTCGACGCGGCGACCGTCGCGGTCGCGGCCGAGGTGATCAGCGGCGCGATCTCGTCGAGATCGGTGATCGTCACCGTGACCGCGAAATTGGTGGCGTTGCCGGCGACGTCGGTGGCGGTCAGGTTACAGACGAAGGCGGTATGGCCGCCCTCATAGTCCTGTGCCGGCAGCGAAAGCGTCGCGCCGGCCAGCGCGAAGCTGGCGCTGTCCGCGCCGGTCCGCTTGGTGAAGGTCACCGCTTCATCGGCGGTCAGCGTCATCGACCAGGCGCTGTTTTCGGCGACGGTCGCGGTCAGCGCCGAAGTGATGACCGGTGGGCGCGTATCGGCCGCCGGCGCCGCGATCGAGACGACATGCGTGAACAGGGTGACATTGCCCGCCCCGTCGATCGCACGGAGATTGCATGTATAGCTTGGCTTGCCCGCGCTGTAGGTCTGCGCCGGCAGCGTCAGCGTCGTGCCGGCGAGCCCGAACAGGTCGCTGTCCGCGCCGCTGCGCTTCTCGAAACTGACCGCTTCGTTGGCGGTGAGCGTCACCGCATAGCCGGTCGACGGCGCGATCGTCGCGGTCGCGGCCGAAGTGATGAGCGGCGGGATCTCGTCGACGTCGGTGATCGTCACCGTTACCGCGAAATTGGTGATGTTGCCGGCCGTGTCCATCGCGACCAGATTGCAGACCATGGCGGTATGGCCGCCTTCATAGTCCTGCGCCGGCAGCGACAGCAGCGCACCGGCGAGCGTGAAGGCGTCGCTGTCCGCGCCGCTGCGCTTGGCGAAGCCGACATTCTCGTCGGCGGTCAGCGTCATCGACCAGGCGCTGTTTTCGCGGGTGGTCGCGGTGACCGGCGAGGTGATGAAGGGGGAGATGCTGTCGATCGCCGGCAGGACAGTGGCGCTGCCGGCGATTTCAATCAGTTGGATCCCGTGCATATAGGCCATGGGGGTCAGTCTTTCGCGGGAGAGTGGGAGGCGGCGGGCGCGGCGGCCTCGCGCGGGCAGGCCGCAGGATCGTTCCAGTCGATCAGGCGGCGGAGCTGGTCGGCGACGGCGGCATAGGCCCCCGCCAGTCCGATCGCGGCGGCGCGGACCGCCGACGGGATGGTGGCGGTCGCCTCGCGCGGGAATGCCTTCGGTGCGACCGGGCAGGCGAGCAGCTCGGCCGGCGGGCGGATCGGCGGCACGACCGCCGGCGGGCGCGGCCGGTCAGCGGGCGGGGTCATGCAGCCCGGCAACGCGGTTGAGAGCATCAAACCAGTCGCGACCCACGCGATCGTCCGGGCCGACATGCGCATTTGCATTCTCCATCATAGTGGCGGCGGCGCGCGCATCGCGCGCGGCGCGGGCGGCGGTGGCGACGTCGCGCGATCGTTTGGCGTCCTGTTCGGCGATGGCCGCCGCCAGCAGCTTCGCAGTCGACTCTGCGGCGATGCGGCGATCGGCGACCAGCGCGCGGATCTCCGCCTCGCACAGCGCGCCGCGTGCATGGCCCTTGCTGGCGGGAAAGGGGGCGCTGGTCGCGGCGCAGGCGCGCTCGGCCCACGCCTGCAGCCGGGCGCGATCGGCGCGGCCCTCCGCGCCCCACGCATAGAGCCCGGCGGCCACCGCCGCGACGGCGAGCAGCAGGAACCAGCGGCCATGGCCGGCGACCGCGCCGAACGCGACCTTCGCCAGCGCGATCACAGGCCGAGATCCTTGACCAGCTCCGCGACCTCGAAGCACGGGCAGCTCTTCACCCATTCGAATTTGTCGACGCGGCCATTGCCGTTGGCGTCTGGCGACCAGTCGCGATGGCCGAGGATCCGCGCCTTCGGGAACTGGACGCGCAGCGCCTGCAGCAGCAGCGCCATCGATTCGCGCTGGGGCGCGGTGCGGGTGTCGGCCGCCGTCTTTCCGTCGGCTTCGACGCCGCCGACATAACAGATCCCGACATTGCCGCTATTATGGCCGCCGGTATGCGCGCCGCGCTGATCGTGGCGCAGCGTCTGCACCACCGATCCGTCCAGCTCGATCACATAATGATAGCTGACCTGCCCGAACTTGGCGGTGTCCCATCTGGAAATGGTCGCGGCCTTGACGTCGCGCCCGCGCGGGGTGGCCGCGCAGTGGATCGTGATGGCGCTGATCGCGCGCGGGTTCATCCATGCGGGAGCCGACATCAGGCGACGTCCTTCTTGCGCGCGATCCAGTCGCGGGCGGTGGCGGGGAGCGAGGCGATCATGTCGATCAGCGCGGCGGCGAACTTCGGCGCGGCCTTGTATGCGATCATCGCCAGCACGAAGCCGACCGCCTGGCTGACGAACTGGTCGAAATGGAACCACGATGTCAGGCCGAGCGTGACATAATAAGAGACGAGGATCCCGACGACATAGGCGATCAACCGGTCGCGCCAGTCCATGCCGCGCTCGTAGAGCTGGGCCACCAGCGAGCCGAGCGCCGCCGGCGCCAGTGCGGAGCCGGCGGCCTTGGCCGCCACCATGAGATCGTCGAGGAAAGGGGTGGCCATGATGTCAGTCCCAAAGGTTGACGACGTCGCGCGTCGCGGCGGCGGGGGCGGATGCGGGGATCCGGATGGCGGTGCCGACGGCCAAGATCGCGCCAGCGGCGGCGGTGCCGGGATTGGCGGCGAGCAGCGCGCCGAGGTTCGCCGGGCCGAGGCCGCGTTCGCGCCAGACCAGCTCGTCGAGCGTGTCGCCCTGTCGCGCATGGATGACGTCGTCCGCCATCAGATCAGCTCGACCGTGACGCGGTCGACCCCGAGCAGATCGCGGATCGCGTGGCGACCGTCGCGGCGGAGATCGTCCGGGGTTTGATCGAGCGCGTCGGCCTTGCGGTTGCCGTCCGCCGTCGTGTCGATGTCACGGTAGCGCTCGACCAGCTCGGCCTTGGCGAAGCAGGCGATAGCGCGCGCATAGAGGATGACCTTGGCGCTGCGCCCGTCCAGCACCGGTGCGGACACCGCGCCGAGCGATGCATGGCCTTCGGCGATCCGCGCGGCCTGCCATGCGACCAGATCGTTGCCGACGGTCAGCGCGGCGCCGAGCGCCGCCGCCCGCAGACGTTCCGGGGTGACGGATTCGCGCACGCGGATCTCGCGGCGCAGCGTCGCGAGATCGATGTCGGGAAACCAGCCGTCATTGACGATCGGTGCGTCAACGACGGGCGTCGACGGCGGGACGATCGACGTGGCACAGTCGTCGGTGCCCGTGCCATTATAGACGAAGCCGCTCATCCGAGCATCAGCTCGGCGAAGCGCGCGCTGGCCAGCACGAACAGGCCGAGCCCGACCGTGCAGTAGAAGATCATCGCCAGCAGGACGAGACCGCGGCGATCGGCGGGGATCTCCGGATGGTCGCCGCTCGCGAACGCGGCCGAGGCGATGATCTGGACGATGGCCAGCGCCATCAGGATCATCAGCAGGGTGACGGCGGCGAGAAACTGCATCGGATCGGTCCTGAAATTACGGGGGTGGGGATCGGGACGGCTGCGGCCCTCAAGGCCGAAGCCTCCTCCCGCAGCGTGCGATCCGCCCCCGAGCGCCGGGGGGCGAGCTGGTTACGCGGCCGGGGGGGCCGCTTGTTCGGATGCCGGCGGCGCTACCGATTCGGCGGGTGGGGCGGCAGGTTCGGCTGGCGGCGCCGGGGGGAAGACGGGGGCGACGATCGTCAGCGCCTTTTCGAGCCGCTTGACGTGGCCCTTCACGCCCGACCGGTCATGGAGATCCTGTGCGCGTCGCAAAGGCTGCAGCGCGCGTTCGGCCGCTGCGCGATACTCGGGGCTGGCAGCGTCCAGCCCTTCCGCCGCGCGGGCGATCTCGACGCCGATCGCCTTCAACAGCTTGGCGCGGATCTCGTCATGCATGTCCGCGTCGGCCGTCAATTCGTCGACGCGCTCGAGGATGGCGAGATCGAAAGGCCGGCCGGCGGCCTGCGCCTTGAGCGCGCCTTCCGCGATCTCCTCGACGATCAGCGCCGGGGCCGAGCGGTTATAGCGCTGCGGCAGCGCGATCCGGTGGCGCAGCACATATTCGGCAAGCGGCAACGCGCCTGCATAATCGCCGGTATCGATCCGCCAGATCATCACCACCGGCAGCACCTCGCCACCGACCACCGCGTCCGTATCGGCGGAGGCGGCGAGGACGCCGGCGATCCAGTCCGCATATTCGGGCAGCAGGGCGTCGCGCTTGATCTCGATGCGGCGCTCGATCGACGCGATCTCCTTCAGCCGGCGCAGATCGTGGCGCAGGCGCAGACGCATCTGTGCCTCGATCCCGTTGACCGGCGGCCGGGCGAGCGGATCACCCTCGCTGGTTTCCGACAGGTCGACCGCCTCGGCCGCCGCCTGCAGCACCTGGTGCAGGCGCGCGGGCGAGTTGTCGTTCTGGATCAGGATGCCGGTGATGTCGTCGCCGCTGGCAAGATCGACGCCGACGACGATGACGTCCTCCCCCGCCGCCGCAAGGGCGGCGAGGCGTTCGCGGTGCTGGCGGGCCGGGCTCATGGTCAGGCCTTCGGACCGAGCTGGATATTCTCGATCAGGCAGGCCTTGCCATATTCCTCGACCATGAAAGCGTCGTTGATGCTCTCATAATTCTCGATCTGGTCGAGCGCCGGCTCATCCTTCACCTGACGGCGGGCGGAGCCCATCTGCCAATAATAGGACAGGTTCTTCAGGCTGGTGATCAGGATAGCATTGGCGGGGAAAAAGGGCACCTGCATGGTCGGCTTGCCGCCGAGCTGGCGGCTGGACAGGATGATGTCGCGCGCCACCTGTTCGGTCGCCTTGTCGCCGGCCGCGCTGATGATCTTGAAATATTTGTCCTGGACAAGATCGCTGCCGACGACGACGACCAGATCGGTCGCGGTGCGGAACGGTTCGGCGATCAGATTGTGGATCGCGTCGAAGACGAGCGCGTCGAGGTTCACATAATCGGCATTGCCGGTGTCGGAGACATAGACCTTCAGATTGTCCTTGGTCCCGTGCGTCATGACCCGCGCGCCGGCATAGGTGCGCATCTTGTAGAGCCAGCCCCAGTTGACGTCCTGCAGCAGCGGATAGGCGTTGCGATCGGTCTGCACCGCTGCGTTGACGCCGTTGAACCCGATCGTGATGACGTCGGCGGCCTTCTGGATCACGACGGCGTCGCGGCAGAGTTGCTGGAATTCCGGACGATGCGCCCATGCGTCGAGCAGCCCGTAGGACCACGCATAATCATAGTCGGTCTTCTTGCAGAAATACTGGTCGATCGCGTCGCTGCCGGTCGGATCGGTCGGCGTGCGGCGATTGCCGGCCGCGCGATTGGTGCGGCTGGCGAGCGAGCGATTGATCCCGACGCCGACGCGCGCGCCCTGCTGGGCCGGCACCGGCACGATGTTGATGCGCGACATGAAATCGCTGGTCAGCGCGAGCTTGGCCTGCAGCTTTTGCTCGATGACGGGCGAGACGGCGAATTGCTTGATCTCGCCTGGGACGGCCGTGAAGCTGACGTCCAGATTGTTCAGCTTCGCGACCTGGCTGATATAGCTGTTGAAGATGAGGCGGGTTGCGTTCTGCATGGATAGGCTCCGGCGGAGGAATCGGGGAAGGCGGTGACCGGGATCAGCAGTCGGTCGCGTACTGCGCGTTGGTCGGCGCGCCGGTGGCGGGCTGGCGGTGGAAGCCGGGCTGTTCGGTAGTTTCGAGCCTGGTGGTGAGCGCCGCCAGCTCCGCCTTGATCGGGGCGGTCGCGGCGGTGATGCCGGCGGTGACGGCCTCCGACATCGCCGCGTAGAGTGCGGCATTGTCGTTGGCAGGTGCGGGCGGAGCGACGGGCGCGACGGGTTCGCTCGCAGCGGGCTTGAAGCCCAGCCGCGAAAAGACCGCGGCGACGGTGGCTGCGATCGTTGCGGTCCTAGCGACCGGATCCTCGGCGTCGCCCTCAAATGCGAACTGTACAGGATCGGTGCCGAACGCGAAGATATGGCCGGGGGCGGAGTGCGAGAATTTCAGGGCCTGCGTGGCGATGCTGGCGGGCGTGTCGGTGAAGGCGAGACCGACCAGGCCGATCTTGCCGATCCCGGCATAGCTGGGGGTCAGTTCGACCGACGGAAACGGCTTCTGATCGTCGGCGGCGAGCTTGACGAGCTGGGCATTCCCATCGACCTGCGCGTAAAGCGCCTTGCGCTTCTCGGTTTTGCCGTCGATGGTGATGTCGTCGATCTGCGCCTTCACGGCGGTGACCGTGCCGTAGCCGTTAAAAGGCGGTTCGGGGCTGTAGCCGGCAATATGTTCGATATTGATGCGCGGCGCATAGGTGTCGACATTGAAGGTCGAGACGATCTCGTCGATCATCGCGCCCGTAATCTCGCGACCGTCGCTGATCGTATTGCCTTCGACAAAACAACGAAAATACTGGCTTTTCTTGGTGGCCATGGCGGTCGGATCCTTCGGGGCGGTCGGCGGTTTGACCCCGAAGGGCCTCTGACCTGCCGAAAAGGCCCCGATCCCCGCCGCTTCTCAAGCCGCTGGTCGGGTAGAGTGCGTCTCTACCGTAGCGCCGCCTAATATGGTCCCTGCGATCATGGCTAGGTTTCGGTGCCATGCTCGCCCACAGCCACCCCCAACCCGCGCCCGCCGATGCGCGCCGGCAGGCCCGCAGTCTGTTCTGGCGTGGGTGGAGCGTGACGCAGGCGGCCGAAGAGCTGGGGCTGAACGCCAAGACGGTCGAGAGCTGGAAGATCCGGGAAAAATGGGACGAAGCGCCCATGATCCGGAAGCTCGAGGATAGTCTCGAGCTGCAATATATGGCGCTGCTGGCCAAGCAGAAATGGACGCCGGAAGAATATAAGAGGCTCGACGCGCTTGGCCGCCAGGTGACGACGCTGGCGCGGGTGCGGCGGTTCGCGGCCGAGGGCGGTCATGAAGGCGACCTCAACGACAATGTCGCCAAACGCAATGCCGGTCCGAAGAAGAAGGCGAGGCGCAACCATTTCACGGCCGAGCAGGTCGAGGAGCTGCGCGCGCTCTTCGAAGAGGAGCTGTTCGGCTATCAGACCGACTGGCGCGCCAGCTCGTCACTGCGCACGCGGATCATCCTCAAATCGCGCCAGATCGGCGCGACCTGGTATTTCGCGCGCGAGGCACTGATCGACGCGCTCGAAACCGGGCGCAACCAGATCTTCCTGTCCGCGTCCAAGGCGCAGGCGCATGTCTTCAAGAATTACATCGTGCAGTTCGCGCTGCGCGTGGGCGTCGAGCTGAAGGGCGATCCGATCGTCCTGACCAGCGACCTGATCCCCGAGGGCGAACCGGCGGCCGAGCTGCACTTTCTCGGCACCAATTCGAAGACCGCGCAAAGCTATCACGGCAATTTCTACTTCGACGAATTTTTCTGGGTCTATAATTTCACCAGGCTCAACAATGTCGCCGCCGCGATGGCGAGCCACAAAAAGTGGCGGAAGACCTATTTTTCGACGCCGTCGAGCATCGCGCACGAGGCCTATGACTTCTGGACCGGAGAGGATCAGAAGAAGCGTCCGGATTATCAGAAGGTCGACCACAGCCATGCGGCGCTGAAGGATGGCCTGCTGTGCGTCGATCATCGCTGGCGCCAGATCGTCACCCTGACCGACGCGGAAGCGCGCGGGTGCGACCTGTTCGACCATGAGGAGATCAAGCGCGACAATCCGCCCGACGTCTATGCCAACCTGTATGATTGCCAGTTCGTCGACGACAGCCTGTCGGCGTTCAAATTCAACGATATGCTTGCCTGCGGCACGGACAGCCTGGTCGAATGGGCGGATGTCGACAGCGAGGCGCGACGGCCGTTCGGCAACCGGTCGGTGTGGGCGGGCTATGATCCGCAGGAAAGCGAGGATGGTGACTATGCGGCGCTGGTGATCTGCGCCGCGCCAGAGGGGCCGCACCAGCCATTCCGCCTGCTCGAGCGCCACCAGCTCCGCGGCGATTTCGACGAGCAGGCGACCTTCATCAAGGCCATGCTGGCGCGGTATCATTGCACCTATCTGGGGATTGACGCGACCGGCGTGGGCGCCGGCGTCTACCAAATCCTCGCCAAACCGGATTCCGGCATCAAGGGCCTGCGCAAGATCGAATATTCGCTCGAGGTGAAGAGCCACATGATCATGAAGGCGCAGCACACGATCAAGCGCGGCCGGCTGAAATTCGACGCCGGCTGGCTCGACATCGTGTCCGCCTTCGTCTCGATCAAGAAGACGCTGACCACCAGCGGACGCAACATCACCTTCAAGGCGGGGCGCGGCGGTGGCGATGGCCATGCGGATCTCGCCTGGGCCGTGATGCACATCCTCATGAACGAACCGCTCGACGGCAAGCAGGCGCCCGGTGGCACGATGGAGATTTTCTGATGCGCAAGCGATCCACCGCCGCCAAGCGGCTGTCCCGACAGGAAGCGGCGTCGGGCGCGCATGACGCGATCATCGCCCACGACCGGCGCGCGGCGGTGGAGGCGTTCACCTTCGGCGATCCCGAGCCGGTGCTGAACCGGCGCGAGCTGCTCGACCTGATCGAATGTCCGCATAATGGCCGCTGGTATGAGCCGCCGCTGTCGCTGGACGGGCTGGCGCGCACCTATCGCGTGTCGCCGCATCATTCGAGCGCGATCATCCTCAAGCGCAAGCTGCTGGTGGCGTCGTTCCTTCCATCGCGCTGGTTGAGCCGGGCCGCGTTCGAGAAGATCGTTCAGGACTTCCTGATCTTCGGCAACGCCTATGTCGAACGACGCGACAATCTGGTCGGCCAGCCGCTGCGGCTGGACCATGCGATGGCGAAATTCACGCGGCGCGGTGTCGTCGAGGGTGAATTTTTCTTCGTGCCGGGCGGGGTGGAAGAGACCGCGTTCAAGCCGGGCAGCGTGTGCCAGTTGATGCAGCCCGATATTAATCAGGAGATTTACGGCCTGCCCGAATATGTCTCCGCCTTGCAGTCCGCTTTGCTCAACGAGAATGCGACCCTGTTCCGCCGGCGTTATTATCTGAACGGCTCGCACGCCGGCTTCATCCTGCACGCCACCGGCGATTTTCCGGAGGGGTCGGTCGAAAGCATCAAGGCGGCGCTGAAAAATTCGAAGGGGCCGGGCAATTTCCGCAACCTGCTGATCCACCAGCCGGGCGGCAAGGATGGCGGCGTCAAACTGATTCCGATCGCGGAGGTGGGCGCGAAGGACGAGTTTCTCGGGATCAAGGATACCACCCGCGACGACGTTCTTGCCGCGCACCGCGTGCCGCCGGTGCTGCTCGGGATCATTCCGAAGAATGCCGGCGGCCTGGGGGATCCGGTAAAGGCGCGCGATATGCTGTTTGAGCTGGAGATCGAGCCAACACAGGCGACCTTCGAACAGATTAACGAATGGTCCGGCCTGCCGGCGGTGGCGTTCGTGAGGCGGGCGCACATCGCGGCCACATGAACGACCCGGATTGCTGAGACAGGCTGTTCCGTTACGTTGTTTCGATGGTCGCCCACGATCGCGTTGCGATCAACATCATCAAGATGGTCAGAGCGGGCGGCCTAGCTGTCGTTCGACCTGCCGTCGTTCCCATGCGCCATTGAAGATCGGAATGCGATTGAAGGCCTTCAACCCGTGAACCACCAGGCCGACCATCCAGAAAGCGAAAAGCCATAAAGACCACAGGTAGCTTGGCGTGAAATACAGGTTCAGTGCGAAAATGGCGCCCATTATGAGTGCGAATTCGCCCAAGTGAAGGTAGAATCTTTTTATACGACGCACATAGGCGAGAGCGAGTGCTTCATCCGTAGCCGCATGTTTTGCTTGGTCAGGGGTCATTGCGGAATCCTTGAGCTGTGACCAGTCGATCTCGAAGACCGACGCGATAGCTTTTAGGGTTTCGACACTGGACGCGCTTCCAGATTCCATGCGCTGGATCGTACGCGTACTCAGGCCACTCAATTCGGCAAGTTGCTCCTGAGACCAGCCCCGCTGAAGTCTGAGTTTCTGAACCAGCATCGCTTTGTCCCCGATAGCCGACACGTTCCTGCAAGCGGCATCGTTTGCGCACCACGTCGCAGGCATGACAGTGCCACGACAATCACCCGACAGAACCGATATCAGCATGCTGCGCGAACAGAGAAAAGGGAAGAATGTCGAACGACTGGCACCTGAGAGCGAGTGGCTTGCGAATGCGTCGTCAATTGGCTGGCAATTCATCAAGGCTCCGGCCGCCCCAGGGAGCCGTGGCCCGAACGGACGCCAAGTGCCTGAAACCTGGAACCTCTTTTCCGGAATAGATGTTACGTCACGGCAATCCGCACATGGTGTTCCGGCCGCTCAAGACGAGCGCCGGCATAGGAAAGTCCAGCGATTTGTCAGATGTCGCGCGGCATATCGGCATCGTCACGCCGCCAACTGCTGGTCATATCAATCCTCTCATGGCTTTAGGCCATGCACTGACAACCATCGGCCACCGGGTCACGCTGGTGCATATGGCCGACGCCGCGCCGCTCATCCCAAAGTCCGCGGTCGGCTTCGAAGCGCTTCGTCATCCGGCTGACAGTCCTGGCAGGCTTGCCGCACATTTCCAAACGTTAGCCCAACCGTCCGGCTTCGTTGGCCTGCCCCGCATGATCCGCAGTACTGCCGGCATGACCGAATTGCTGCTGGACGCGTTGCCGTCCGCCCTTGAGCGGCTTCAGGTTGACGCGGTCATCGCTGATTCGGTCGAACCGGCCGGCGCCCTCGTGGCACGTCATATGGGCCTGCCGTTCGTGACGGCGGTGACCGGGCTGCCGCTGATCCGGGAACCCAACGTTCCGCCACCCTTTCTCGGCTGGGGGTATCGTCCTGACGCGATCGGGCGGAATCGTAATGCTGGCGGCTATGCGGTCAGCGACGTGCTGATGCGACCGATCGTGCGGGTCGTGAACCGCTATGCGCGGCAATGGGGACTGGATCCCGATCCGCGCTATCAATGGTCGGAGCGCTTGCAGATCGCGCAGTGTCCTGAGGGACTGGACTTCCCCCGTATCGAGCTTCCAGGCTGTTTCCGTTACGGCGCGTCATGGCGTCTGCCCGAGCCGGAAGATGATCTGGACGCGGGCGATGACCGCCCCCTGATCTTCTGTTCGCTAGGTTCCTTACAGGGGGGGCGCAAGGCGCTTTTTGCTGCCATGACGGAGGCCTGTGCCGCGGTCGGTGCGCGTGCGCTTGTCGCGCATGGTGGCGGGCTCAACGAGAAGGAGGCTATGTCCCTTCCCGGAAACCCGCTCGTAAGAGCTTATTGGCCGCAGAGGAAGATCCTGCCCCATTGTGCCGCGGCGATCCTGCATGGTGGTTTCAACACCGTGCTGGATGCGCTGGAAGCGGGCATTCCGATCGTGGCGGTGCCGTTGGGTTTCGAGCAACCCGCTACGGCTGCCCGCCTTGCGCATATTGGCGCCGCGCGGGTCGTAACGCCGCCCGCTATCCGGAAAGGTGCGCTAATCCACGCCCTCCGGGCGGTTCTGGTCCAGTCTTCCTATCGGCGTGCCTCGGCTCGGATCAAGGCCGAGATGGCGCCATTTGACGGCGCCACACAGGCAGCTGCGCATGTCGACGCGATCCTGCGAAGCAGTCGGGTGCTCAGACCGACACAGGCACCGCCGCCGCGCTGGGGTGAGGTCTCCGCGGGGTAAGCCCTCGCACCAGCAAGATCGCCGGTGGTGCCAGCGCCAGCCCCATCAGCACGTCGACCCCATAATGCCCCCCGAACACGGGGGTGGCGACAATCGTCACGATGGCCCAGACTGCGCCCGGCCACTTCATTCCGGGTATCGCACGCCAGGCCCAGATGAAGATCGCCGCCAATGTCGCATGGAAGCTGGGGAAACTTACGATGCCCATCAGCATCGTCAGGTCCAGCACCCGCATCGATCCATCCCGCAGGCCGCCGATGAGATCACGTTCCAGCCAGGCGATCGAAGGCCATAAATGGCTATAATCGCCAGGATCATAAAGGTTGCCCATGGCGGGCGTGAACGCCGAGATTAGGATGGTGACAAAGCCCGATAGGATAGCGGCCGCCACCATCGCTCGCAGCGTCTCGAACCGTGAGGCGGCGCTGAGGGCGACGATGATCACGATCATCTGCAATGTCAGACTGTGATAGGCGAATCCTAGCAACCAGATCAGCGGCACCGACCGGTCCAACGACAGGAGGATCGACCGCCAGTCGAACCCCAACGCATGGTCGGCCGCGGCCAGCGAGCCATCCCACAGCGGCCCGGCATCCGCCGCGAAGGCGTAGGCCAGGACGACCCCTAGCAGCGTGAACAAGGTCATCTGCAGAAAAGCCGTGGCACCCGCCGCGAGACGCGGACGGCCGGTCCGTTCCCCGATCCACACCGCCAGCATGAGTGCAACCAGACCGATCGTCGCCGGTACTGCGCGAACCGCGTCAAAGGTGAACGCATGGCGATGCTGGGCAAGGAGAAAAGCGATGAGCATGCCGGCGATCAGGCCCCAGGCCAGCAAGTTCGGAAGGACTGGGCGGTAACTTGTTCGAGCCATCAGAGCCGAACGCAATTCTTATCCCCGCGTGCCATGTCGGCTCGAAACGTACGGCTATGGATCGCATGCCCTGCCCTCATTCCGAAGCGTATCAGGTATCTTGGCCAACCGACCTTTGTCTGCCAACCGCGGAGGTTGTCGGCCGCCGCCGCCGGAACGATCGTTTGATCGGCATCACTGGCGCCGGGCGCGCTGGCGCCGGCGGCCCCATTTCCATCACGATTTCGGCTGGGACGGTGATGAACAGTGCGCGGCGATCGGGATCCCAATCCGCCATGCCGGCGGCGATCGCGTCGGCCTGCGCGTCCTGTAGCGTCGGGCGCCATGGCGCGACGGGCCTGTTCAGCATCATCAGCCGGTAGCGCTTCACCGGCCAGTCGCGTGTCGCCTCGGTCATGGGGACGGCTCCTTTCGCTTTCGGCGGACTTCGGGAAACATGGTGTCCGGCGTCCGCCGGATCCCTGCCGCGCGATAGATTGCGTGGATCGGTGGATTGACGCTTGCCCCTGCATCGATCGCCTCCCGCCCTTCGCAGGGCCGGTCGATCACCGCCTTCCAGAACCCATCATATAGCGCGCGGTCTGCATCGCTGACCGCGTAGAGATAGGCGAGCGCGAGACGCAGCCCCGGCGACGGCGCGACCCGGACTTTGCCAACGTCCCAAGCCGCCGCCTCGAGAACGTGCAACGCCTTGAGCTTGAGAGATTCCCGCGCGATCCGCATCCGGCTATATGAGAACATATACGGAACGGATCAAGACGGTTCGTTAGGTTGCGGTGATCCAGACTACCAGTAGCAGGACGACAATGAGAGTGACTATCGTTGTCCACCGGGGGCCAGCCCCCTCGCGCCGCCCCGGACTTGTGACCCGAAATCGATCGCTTTTCCCCCCGCCTCGCCTGCCCGCTTTTCGGGTCGCTTTTGCTGCACCTTTTCAGCACCGCTAGAGGGGTGCGAAACCCGCACGCGGCGGGCGGTTCTTTGGCAGTGAACAGGGCCATACGCATGCTGCAAATTGCTGCACTTGGGACGCGTCTTCTCGCGTGTCGCGCGACAACCTTGCCTCCCGCCGCGAAATGGGTCGATCTGGCCTCGGTAAGGCTTATCGGAGCCTCCATGCGCCGGTTGCGCCTGGACGGGACGTCGCGATCCGAAAGCCGCCAAATTCGCTTGCTCCCCCCGGGGAGCCTCGGGGCGGCGGAGCCGCACCGTCTAAGGGCATGGCTAGAGAACCCGTTGCGGCGGATGGTCGACGGCGGCTGCCTTGAATCCTCAAACTGCGCACGCCGCAGGCGTTCATCTTCCCCTTAGATGCTACCCGTTACGGATTCTTGCCGCCCGGAGGAACCGCGTTGATCTGATCGACGGCCATGCCGAGACGCGCAAAGGACGCCGCGAGTTTTGCGTCGTCGAAGCGCATCGCCATCTCGTCGCGACGGGGCTGGCCCTGCAGCATCTGCTCGAGCTGCGCACTGTCCTCGACGCGACGATCGGCGTCGTCGACCGGCTGGGGTGCCTTGCCGCAGATGCGCGCGACGAGCGCGCGTGCTTTCGCCGGCAAGTCCAGCCGATAGGCGTTGCTTACCTGGCGGACCTGTGGTCCCCGGCCGGGATTGTCGACCGGCTCCGTTCGCCGGATCCAGTCGATAAAGCCATGCTCTTTCAGCGCCGCCAGCGCCCTGCAAACCGCGCTCGGCGCACGCCTGACCCGTTCTGCGATCGTGGCAATCGCGGGATCCAGTCGGCCGGTGCGACGGCAGACCATCGCGTACAACGCTTCCAACACCTCGATGCCGATATGGCCGAGCGGCCCGTTGCGGCGTCCGGCCGCCTTATGGGCACGGTTGTAGGACTTCGCGGCCTGCATCCGCGCGAAGATCTCCCGCTTCGGGATCGGCCGGTAAAAGCGGTCTTCGCGCTCCCCAACATTGTAGCTGTTGCGCCGAACCGGCTGATATGTCCGGCGCGCCTTTGCTGTCACTCCGGTAGCAATTTCGAACAGGGAACGCGCGGTCATGCCACCGCTCCCGTCGTCGATCTGCCTAGCGGCGCTTGCCCTCCAGTAGCGATACGGCCGGCGGCAACCCGTCGAGCAGCATATCCGCCCACTCCTGCGCGATCGCCCGGCGCCGCGGCATATAGGCCGCGCGATTGTATTTGCTCTCGACGCCGCTCGGCAGATGCGCGAGCATCAGATCGATGATCGCGCGATCGGCCGGCCGGTCCATGTCCTGCGCATGCCCGTTCATGATCGTCGAGAAGGTCGATCGCCAGCCATGCGGCACATGACGCCCGCGATAGGCCGGCAAGCGCCCGTACAGATAGCTGACCGCATTCTCGCTCATCGGGCGATTGACGTTGCGCTCGCTGGGAAAGACGATCTTGCTCCTGGCGCTGAAGGTGCGTGCGACCGTAAGCACCTCGACCGCCTGACGCGCGAGCGGGACGAGGAAATCGTATCGGTCGTTCTGCTTGCGCTCGACGATCAGCTTCATCCGTTCCGCGGGGACGTGCCACAACGGGGCGGTGCCATCGAGATCCTGCAGCTCCGCCCATGGCAGGAAGCGCACCACGCCCGGCCGGACCGCCGTCAGCGCGATGAAGCGCGAGACCAGCTTGGTGATCGGATGCGCCACCGACGCCTCTGCCGCGACCAAGAGTCCCCTCGCCTCTTCGATGGTCAGCAGCGCGGGCTGACGACCCTTGATGAGGGGCTTCAGTGCGCCAACCACAACGGCGGCCGGATCGCTCGTCGCCTTGCTGTCCGCGATGGCATAGCCGAAGATCGCAGAGATACGCTGCCGGACGCGCCGCGCAGTCTCGATCGCCGGCCGGTCCTCGATCGCGCGCACGATCGCCAGCACCTGGTCCGATTTGATCGTCGCGATGTCCTGCGAGCCAATCGTCGGAAAGACATAGTCGACCAGGCTCCGGAGAACATCCTCCGCATATTTTTCCGACCAGATGCTTGTTTGAAGACTGTGCCAGGCGCGCGCGATCGTCTCGAAGCGCCGCCCCGGATCCACTTCCCCCGACGCCGCCTTCCCGGCCGCTGCCGGATCCAGTCCGGCGCGCAGCATGCGCCGCGCGTCCTCCACGCGCTGACGTACCTCCTTGAGGCCAACCTCTGGATAGGGTCCGAAGGTAAGAAGCTTCTCCTTCTTCTCGAACCGGTACTTCATCCGCCAAGAGCGATAGCCCGACGGCGTCACCAGCAGGTACACACCTTTGCCGTCGACCAGCTTGTAGGGTTTGTCCGCCGGCTCCGCTTTCCGGCACTGGATATCGGTCAGCACCCGATACCCCCACGCCGGAAGGACGATACCCCCAAAATACCCCCAGATGGGTCGCGCTGTAGTGAGCAGAGACGAGACATGGCGAGACGCCATATCCCGCACGAAACCCAACAAAACAACGGTTTTCCGTGCTTTTTGAGACGTTCTGAGCTGGGGTGGGAGGCCCCCGGAAAGGGGGCCTGGTGGACAGGGCTGGATTCGAACCAGCGTACGCTTGCACGGGCAGATTTACAGTCTGCTGCCTTTAACCACTCGGCCACCTGTCCAGAGG